GGCAGATACGTCTTCGTCTAAGACTTCAATTGTTACATAACCAGAAGGATTTATTTCCATTGATACAACTGCAATTGTTGTATAGTTAGAGTAGTCTTCTTGGCCGCCAATTAAAATTGCAATATTATTTAATATTATTGGAGAAGAAAGACTTGGGGCATATATAATCAAAGTGCCCAAATAAGAATAATTTGGTTGATTATAGCTTATTGTATCGTTATACAGCATAAGTATATAGTAGTTAATATATATTAAAATATGTTACTTTAAAATTATTTACCGCTAAAAATGTGATTTAACTCAATATGATTTATATTAACATGCTTAGGAAGACTTGATACCCACCTTATGCATTCTGCCATGTCTTCTGCTGTTAACGCTATTTCTCTTTTTTGTATTTGTGTATCGATTGTTCCTGGACAAATTTCTGTCACCTTAATTCCATACTCTGGGAACTCTAATCTCATAGTATCCACCAAGGCCATCATTCCTCTTTTTGCGTTGGTGTAGTTGCCACCAGACCTGTAAGGATGCTTACCGCCAAGAGAACTTACAAAAATAATAGTTGGAGATTGCGATCTTTTCATACACGGTACAAAGAGCTGGGAAATATACATAGGTCCAGAGACATTAATATCGTAGGACCTTCTAAAATTATCCATTGTTTCATAGATTATATTCGTAGGACCAGAACCTCCTCCGGCATTATTCACAAGTAGATCTAGGGTTATGTCTTTGTATTTATCGTAGAATTTTTTTATTTCTTCCGAATTTGTTATATCTAACTTATAGGCTTCAACACTGTCAGAAATTAAGCCTGAGACTTTAGACAAATCTCTTGAAACTGCAATTACTTTATATCCACTTTCGGACAAAAGTTTTACAGTAGCCAATCCAACGCCCTTACTTGCACCGGTTACTATAGCTGTTTTCATTTATGATTAGCCATAAAAATTAATATTAATGAATCCAATGCTGGGGGACCATAATCTTTTCACCACTCTTAACTAGGTGTGCAGTATGATGATATGGTGGTGATGGAGGGAAAACTATAACGCTTCCCGCCTTTGGTTTTACGGCAAAAGTATAATCCCTACCTCGGGTAGCATGTGCAAAATCTGAAGGCGGACCCCCAATTTCCAAGACTCCATTTGGAGACGCAATAGTAAATGAGATCTCCCCCCCTTCATAATCATCATTCAAATACATCACAAAAGAAACCTTTAGTCTTTCGTCTCCTTCTTGTTGGTCAAAATGTGCACCCATGTATGTTCCTGGCTTATACTTTTTAATTGGATACTGTGAGAAAAGTTTAGGCTCATCTGTAATTCCCTGCGCTTTAGCGTAGTCTCTTGCTACATCGTCAAATGCTTTTTGCAGTGTATCATAAATGTATTTATTTTTTTCATCTGTCTTTTCGGTCAAAACAATATTTTTGTCTGTTCCATATACATAGTGCTGACCACTGCAAGCCATCCATTCGCCCCAAGAATCTTTGTTGTCATTTTCAATTGCGTCAACAAGTTTTTTGGGGTCTTCTATTACGTTTGTATAATAAAAAACTTTTTCTTCTAATACTTCCCTGTTCATTTCTTACCTTTCTAATTAATATTTATTATTTAAATAGAACTTTTTTTCTTTTACAAAACCAACTATGACGTACCTTATTGGACCATCTGCAACGTGCTTAACTCCGTGCTCATATTCTTCATCGCCAGGAAAAAACAAAAGATCTCCTGGATTAGGTCGCAAAGAGATTCCTAATTTTTTAAAGAATAATTCTCCTTCATTGTAGTCGTTATTTAAATATATAATAGTAGCATACCTAATTGAAGGATCGGTGTGTTGGTCAACGTGAGATTTTAGCTCCACACCTGGTTGCATTCTTTGAATAGTTGCAAGACCGCTTAACTCTAAAGAAGAATCGCATAATTGTATCATTGCGTTTAGTTTATTGTGAATTTGTCTATATATAGGATAATTGCAGATATTATAGTTTTTGTCTGTCCAGTTTTCGGTTATTTCAAACTTGCCTTCTGCAACGAGATTGTCGACATCTGATCTACCAAACTTTTCCATACAAAACCTAGATAGATTTCCCATATATTCAATTTCCCAATCTTTTTGTTCAATAGAATTTATAATTTTAAAAATATTATTTAGTTGAGTTTCTATTAAATAATTTTTAACCCAGATTAGTTTATCTGTGACTTTTTCAAAAGCATAATTTTTTTGTTCGATCTGTTCTATGAAAGCTTCAATCATACATTTAGTCCTCAAGTTTATATTTATTTCCATCTTGATCTAATTTGTAGCCTTCCTTAAGCAAATCTTGCCATTCGGCTTTTTCTTTTGCTTGCTTAGCTCTTATTTCTTCCATCTCTTTTGCCCATGTATCACGTAACTCTTGTGGATAGGCGTCTTCTTCTCTGTCATCCCAAAACGATCCTATTGTATACCTAACTCCTTTTTCGATCAAACTTACCTCATGCATGTTATTGAATCCGCCATCAAAAGCTGCAAGCATTCCTATTTTAGGTTTAATGCTTAATTTTTGATCTGGGAACTTTAACAACCCGCCCTCAAAATCATCATTCAAATATAAGAAAGCGGCATATCTGCTTCTAGTAAATGCGCCAGACACACCTTTTTCATCTGTGTTATCTGAGTGTATTCTGGCATAAGCTCCAGGTTCCCATTTTTGAGTATGATAACCGATCTGACAGATGATGCTTGGATTCAAGTCATGAACGCTCGCAACAGCGTTAATAATTCCCTGTTTTATGTCGGAAAAGATAGTTGGCGCCAATCCCTCTTCAATCACCACGTCGTCATCATCCTGCGGGAGAACCGAAGAATAAGATTCATAAAATGATATTGGTGTCCAAGTCATTTTCCCCGCTTCAACGTGCTTGTCTAATACGGTAATTAATTTACCAGATGTTTCAACGTCAATAAAATTTTCATACACAACTATATCTTTAGTTAATCTATTCTTATTTGCTAATGTTATCATACCATAATGCCCTTCCTGGGATCCCACTGAGCAATCTGTTCATCGGTTGGAAAAATCCTATAGTACTGCTCATTTTTATTAGGTTTAATATTTCCAGTGTGTTTTAAAATTTCCCAGAAAAAAGGACAAGTAAATCTAACAGAATTCCTCACCTCTGTAACACCATGAACATAATTCATATCTCCAGGAAAAAAGTAAGCGGCTCCTTTTTTAGGTTTAATTTGAACCTTTTGATTTGGGAAATACAGTTCTCCACCCTCGTAATCGTCATTGATGTAAAACAAACTTGCTATATCATAATTTGGAAAATCATTTGGCATACCGGCATCTGGGCCTGAATGAAGCTCTTTGTCTGCGTGCGGAAGTTGATACTGTCCTGGATTCCATTTTACAATTGTTTGTCCAGTTGATTTAACTTCTACCTTAAAAAAGTCTTCAACGATAGGCTTTAATCTTTGAAAAAGCTCATCAAGTAGTGGGACAATTTTAGGGTTGTTTTTATCTAATGTAGGACTAGTAGCCACCCTATCTTTCCAATAGGGTGCATCATAGATAACGGTGCCATTTTCATTTACATGACTTTCGGTAACATCCCAAATAGTTATCTGTCTTGCTGAGTTTTCTAAAAAATCTACTTCTTCTTTGGTTATAAAATTTTCCAGTTCTACAATATTTTCTGCAGTATGACCGAAAAATCCAGAAGGAGTCATTGAAGGTTTCCTGACTACCAACACTCCTTTTTCCTGTAAGTCCATATCATCACGTCTTCTTTGTTTTATCGATGACATGAAGCTTCAACGCTTTTACCTCGTGTGATCCCAAAGATTGGTTCTTTTCATTAACTGCATCTCTGTAGAAGTCGCTAAATTTACCAGACTTATTCATTGATTGTGCCGCGTTACCGTAATTTTTACTTGCTCTTTGTCTTACGTTATTGGGATCGGAATAATCAATAATGGTAATTGACGTATTGTTTAAATTTGTTAGAGAAATCGGGATGATAGTAGCAATAGGTGTGCCTTTTTCTATAGTTATTTCGACATTTGATTTTTTTGCTTTTATAGCTAGAGGAAGTGGATGATCGTAGAAAGATGTGCTAATAAAATTGGACATTGTTTCAAAATCATCATTAAAATAATTAACAGGATTAATCGTCCAAAGGCTTACATTATTATCAGTTCTAAAAACCAATCCCGTATCAAAACTTATTGATGATTGACCCCTACCGGCGTAAGCCCCCGCTGGGTTCGTAATTTTGACGTGGTCGGGCGTCTGGTCGTTGATGCCGTCCCAGGTGAAAACTATGTCCTGAATGCAAGATAGACTAAATCCAACAACATTTGCCTGAGTAACAGGAAAACATCTGTACGCATGTTTTTCGGATGTTTCATCCATCCATTCTCTTTTTACAGACATCGGTTTAATATCAAAAACTGATCTTGCATTTTTTTCAACTGAAATATTAAACATGATGACCTAATTTATTTATATCTGTCATTACAACTACGGAATATTTGATTCCACTTTTAATTGGAAGAGATGCGTGCTCGTAAATATAGTTAGAAGGAAAGATCGCTATATCACCAACTTTAGGTGTATGTATATGATTGTTTAGTCTTGGAAATTGTATTTGACCGCCATCATAGTCGTCGTTAATATAAATGACTGCAGACACAGTACAGTTATATGCTGGACCGTGATCTGCGTGAATTCTAAAGTGTTTACCTTCACCTTCATATTTTACAAAATTAAAAGCCTCATAATACACAACATTAATTCCCCAATATCTTGCGTAATCATCAACACAGAATTTTAATTTATCGTATATTTCTTTATGTAAGTCTAGCAGTTCTGAATTATAGGAGTTACGAAAACCTAAATTTTCTGGCTTAAATTTAAAATCTACACAATCTCTAGCTTTTTTAATTGGAATTTTAGAGTTTGTTACTTGAGCTTCTGCCCATTTATACATTTTTCCATTAGTTAAATTATCTTCAAGAATTTTTATATATCTATCTGCGTCACTTTTAGAAAAAACATTATGATATATATTTAATCCTAATCCAGGATTAGAAACTGTTATATTATTTTCTAAAGTTTTGATTGGCATTCTAAATGAGGAGGTTTCTAATCTTTCCTTGAACCACCATTCTTCGTTATTATCTTCATACTGGGCTGTGGCGTGTGTGTTTTGATTTTTCATTATTTGTACGATCTTTTTTCCCAAACTTGATTTTTATAAACTCCCCCATTGGGCACTCGATACTTGTGGGAATTTTTAACATTTTTATCATACATTTTACTTGGATTTTCAATTATTATTTTTGATTCCCAATCTTCTCTTTTGAATGGGATAATTTGAAGATAAGGAGTTCCGGCTGATATTACTCCAGTCCAACCTTTAAACATAAAAAAGGGAACTTGCCCAAACAAATTTACCTTATCATTATCTACAATTCCACTAGTATTGAAAAACGGTAGCTCAAATCTATTCAATGGCTGACAATACAAAGCGCTATAGCCTTCAGTAAGAATAACGCCCCAATCTACCCACCAGGCAAAATGAAATTTGTCGTAACCCATTGGAGTATTAAAATCGGCCATTTCTGGTCTTTCCGAAATAAAATCGGAACACTTGACATCTAACGCCTTAGCCCTTATTCGGTTACTATCCTCATAGAATTCAATATCGCATGGCGTTCTTAGAGCATACCCGCTAGACATTGCGTCAAAAAGTGGAGCGCATGCTTTCCAGCTTGGAACTTTTCCTCCATCAGCTGGATTTATATATGGATGATTTGTTGCTGGATCATTTATATAAACACTGGCTTCTTTGTACCATGAAGGAAGTAGTTTTTTAATTGGCTTAGGGCATGATGGGCTTTCGTTATTAAGATGAGCTCTGTTAGATACAAAAGTTATTTTTTGATTTTGCTGTGATTTATTGTTTGTGCGAGATGGTTTCATAATCAACGATTTATGTTATGTTTATTTTGTTTTTGAATAATTTGCAGCGTGATGTTTATGAAAATCATCATTATAGTCAAACATTGTGACAGCAGAATATTTCACTCCTTTAGTTACAGGTAAAGCTGCATGTGCATATATGAAGGTAGAAGGAAACACAATAATATCTCCAGAACTGGGTTTATACTTTAAATCAAGTGTATGAAAACTTAATTCTCCGCCCTCATAATCATCATTGAGGTATGCAATAGATGAAACAGTACAAACATATGAGAATCCGTGATCTGCATGATAATGGAAGTGTTGATTTTTTTCATATTTAACAAAATTTATCGATTCCATATACTTCATAGTTATGTTATATGGACCGCAATATTCAGTGACGCATTGCTTTATCTCTGACCCAACCTGATTATACACTTTGTATAGATCATCATATTCTGTACCTTTTGCCATATTGGCAAGAGATTCTGCAACTTTGAAATCCCAACAATCTCTATACTCAGGCATTTTTTCTTGATGACCAACTAATGCTTCTTTCCAACCATAATATGGGTGAAAGTTTTTTATTTTAGCCAGCTTCTCTAGTCTTTGCGGTATTTCTAATTTTTTAGGTAATTTATTGCGATAAATTGCTATACCTAATTTTGGATCACCAAGATATTCCACATCACCACTTCCCTAATGGGCAAGTTGCATTTTTAAGTTTTGTTTTGAGTTGCATAAAACATCCACATTCTTTACACTGTTTTGTAATTTTGAGCAGCTTTGGACAATCCAAACATACCAGCATTCTGTTCATCGCGATCTCTGTGTCTATATAATTTTCAGTATCTAGAATATCCCAAGGTCGCGAATCTCCAAGTTTTTGCTTGTATTTTTCCCATGGACTCGGGATCATTCAACAAAACCAAAACGAGGAGTTTCACCATCGATATTTGTATTAAGGACAGTCATTCCAGGTAGGACTACATTTTTTTCACTATCGGTAAGTTTTATGATTGTTGGATTTGATCCCATTGCAGCACAAAAACCTTCTGCTGTTTTTATTGCTGGCATAATCTGTGCAACTTCGTTTCCGACACATATCGCAAAAAACTCATAATTTTCTGGACGACTACCTGGTCCATTCAACATCATTTCTTGTATGTATTGTTCATCGTTTGACATTTTTTCTCCTTATCAATTCTTCGTTGTTTAAAATTTCTTCTATTATATTATATCATACTCATTAGCAGGAGCTGGAACCGGTAAAGCAGTATCCGATTACTGTGCCGCAAGAATTAAAGTGGGCGACGAAGTAATTTCCACTACATCCGCCGGGGCATCCAACACCATGCGCACCGCATCCGTGAAGTTCAACGCCTGAATACGCTGAATTTGGAGAGCCACAACCCGCCCACGATGCTGGCGAACAGAATGTTGGGAAGAATGGGAAGAAGGGGAAGAATGGCGGGAAGAACGGCGGGAAGAATGGGAAGAACGGTGGGAAGAAGGGTGGGAAGAACGGCGGGAAGAATGGGAAGAACGGCGGGAAGAATGGGAAGAACGGTGGGGCAACGGGACTAACAGAATTGGAGGCGGCAGATTGCTCAGAGTTAACACCATAAGAGGTTTCTGCTCTGACCGTAAACGTGTAGGATGTTCCGATTCGTCAAGCCCGTAACCGTAATAGGGGAACTGGCCCCGGTGGCAGTTATTCCGCCAGGGCTAGACGTGACACGATAAGTAACCGTAGATTTACCACGATAACTAGGAACAATAAAAGCTACCGTAGCTTCCGCATTACCAGCCGTAGCCGTACCAATGATTGGCGCTGTCGGCTTTTTGCCACCCGAACCTTTTCCAGATCTTCTACCGTATCATCGCCATATTATGCGCTCAAGTCCCCTGTTGCAACCCATGTATTTGCAGCTCTCTTCATGAGAGTAGCAGATGACCACTGGGCGCGCAACTTAAGGCCCGGTGTAGCGTTTACTGTTACTCCCGCAGCACCAGCCAATGTTACCTGACCATTTCCAGTTTGCAGAACTGTTAACTGTGAACCAGTCGGGAAGTTAACCGAGTTATCTGCTGGAACAGTTAGCGTTGTTGCAGAAGCGTTGCTAACTTCAATTACTTTATTTTTATCGGTTAAGACAAGGGTGTAGCTAGCTGCTTTTGCATCAATGGTTACATCAGCGATTTTGTCGATTTCAATAGCGGCAGTTGAGCTGATGTCTGCATTGACAATCGTGCCGTCAGCAATCATCGTGCTGGTAACGGTTCCACTATCTGCCGTCGTGACGACGTTGCCATATGTAGTTCCGTCAGTGGTGGCTTCCCACTTGTCGTTTGTCTCATTCCAACGAAGAGCAACCGTTGCTGTATTTCCACGCAATACTTCAATACCAGCATCTTCTGTTGGAGTGCCAGTAGTGAAGTCGCTGTTCAATGTAACAACGTTGTCGGCGACACTCAACGTTGCGGTATTAATTGTCGTGGTGGTACCAGAAACCGTGAGGTTGCCAGTAATGGTTACTCCAGCAAATGTCGGGCTATCTGTTGTACCAACGCCTAGAGTCGTGCGAATTGCTCCAGTTGACTCGTCGTCAAGGACGCTGCGAGCCGCACTTGTAATGTCTGTTGTTGACGCAGTACCAGCACCAGTGAAGTACGGAAGTTTGTCAGCGGCGCTGGTAAGACCAGCAAGAGCCGTCAATTCACCATCAAGAGGCTGGTAGGTGTTGGCGGTAACTGAAATGGTTGCAGTTGAACCCTCGCCTGCAGTATGACTTATGGTGATTCCGGTTCCAGCGGAAACATCAGACATGTAGTTCCCAGTTGTGTCTGCACCAAGAGCAACTGAGTTTGCAGCAATTGTTGCCGTTAGATTTCCGCTACCCAAGTCGGTCAGAGTTACGTTACCGGTCAAGTCTCCAGCCAACGTAATAACCGGCGACACGCCTGTTATTGTTGGTGACGTAAGAGTCTTATTGGTAAGTGTCTGTGCGCCATCAAGAGTCACAAGGTTTGCTGTATTGGCAATACCATGAACGTTGGTAGTTGCC